TTCTTGTGCATTTTGTTTAGCCCATAAAGCATTGTTATGTGCTTGTTTATTTAAGACTTCTCCGCCTTGATCAACCATAGCTTGTAGTCTTTGGTTTTCAGACATCATTGTTTGCAGTCTTTGAACAGCTTCTTTTGATTCTCTTGTTGCTGCTTCTTTAGCTCTGCGTTCTTCGTGATATTCGTATTTAATTTTAGCTATACGATCTGCAGCTCTTTTGCTGTAATCAGCTATTTCTTTGTCTACAACATCATCATCAACTTCAACTGGTGTATCTTCTGCTCTAGGTTTTTTACCTTGATCTTCTACAGGAGTGTCATCAACAATAGTAACTTCTAAATCATCTGGTATTGTGCGATCTATTTCAGTTTGTTTGCCAAAAAATTGATCTTCTTTTGTTTGAACTGCTGGTTCATCAAAGTTAGGCTCTTCATTAATTATTTCTGTTTTACTCATGCTCTTACTACTCCTGTTGGATCATCGACCACTGCTTCTACAGTGTCATCATTAATTAAACGAAATTCTTGTCCATACATTTTCATGCGAGTTCCTGAGTAAGCTCTAAAAACAACCCAATCACCTTCTTTACACCAAGGTCCACTTGGAAACCTTTTGCTGTCGTTGTAACATTCAGTACCTAGTTTTAAAACATATCCACAAATATTACTTACTTCTTCATCTCTAAGAGTTGTAGTTGCTTTAATAATACCGCCATCAGTTTTTTCGTCTACTCTAGGCATAGCTATAAGAATCTTCCACCCTTTTGGTTCAGGCAGTTGACTTTTTATTTCTTCTTCTACGATAGGAGTTTCAACGCTTTCTGGTTCTGGAATGTTGACTTGTTCTTTTTTACTCATATTTATGCACGACTTTAGGAGTCGAGTTCCTATTGTTTGAGAACCCTTTCGATATAATCTAGTAGTTCTCGTTCTGCAAGGGCAATACCCTCGATAATACCAACCATTTTTTGATAGTCAGGAAAGTCTTTACAAGCTCCTGTAGCAATATGATCAGCGTGTTCATTCATCATATCACGATACTTTAACTTCAGATGTTCTGATAGTGATAGCTCCGTGATTTCATTTGACATACTAATCGCTATCTTTTAGTAATTCCTTTGTAATGTCAATACCTGTTTTAAAATCTTTTACAGCATCTTTTTCTTTGTCTGCTTCAAGTGATAGCAGATCACTAGCAACTTGCTGTCCTATTTTAGCACCAGCTATTTCTTGTTCTTGCTTAAGTCTTGCTTCTTGTATCTGTTTATTAGATGCAGCTTTTGTTGCATCGAGCAATAGTCTACCTTCATCTATATCCATTTTAGATTTAGCTTGTGCTTCTTTAATTGCTACTTCTCTTTCTTTAGCTTGAATGAGTGGGTCTTTAAGTTGTTCTTGTACTCGTTGTTGTTCAGCTTCTGCTTGTGATGTACCTAATACTCGTTTAGCTGCTTCTGCTACAAGACTAGATATACGCTTTTCAACATCTGCTGGTATTGGCTCACCTTCTGGCGGAAGCTCAACACCCATCTCTCTTTCAACTTCTTTTCTATATTGCATTGATAAATGCTCATTGATGTAAGCTGAACCTGCAGCAAGTATAGAAGGAGCACTTGGACTCTGACCTACAAGCTGTTGTATTTCAGGGTCTTGCTGTGCTGATGTAACTACAGCAATATGTGCTTCATGATCTTGATCTATAAATGCTTTGACTGGTTTACCAGTAATAATGTTTTGTACTGCAGTGACTGGATCAACTGGTTTAACATCATCTATATCTGGAATAATATCTTCTACATCTTCAATGCCTAATACATTAAGCATTTGTCTGTGTAATTCAGGTAAGTTATACATATCAGGAGATGACTGAGCTAACTGCATAGCAGCTTGATATTGCATAATTCTTTGAGCCATTGTTGCTGCATTAGGATCAGATACTGGTAGTACATCTACTCTGTTATCAAAATCTTCTGCTTTAATATCTTCGCCTTCATCTGTTTCATATGGATAAGATGGGTCTGTAAAGTCTTTTACAATGCCAACTAATATATCAAACTCTTTACGCATTGAAGCATGAAGTCTAGATTGCACAGCACTCATAACTTTTTGATTTCTTTCTAGCAATGCTAGTGTAGTTCCAACAGGTGCTTGGTTATTCATATCAGATATCTTCATGTCTGACATACTGGCAAACCTTCTGCCTTCTTCTACAATGTTCTGTAATAAGTTATACAAAGTTCCTGATGGTTCTTTGTATGGTAAGAATGTAATGTTGTCTCTAATAGCACCACCTGGAACATCAACATCTCTAAATTCTCCAGGCATGATAGGAGTATCGTCTCCCTTTATCCTGAGTCCTCTAGCTTTTAAACCGCCAGGTAAATTACTTAAAGTACCTGCATCAACTAATTGTCTTAGTATGGATGTAGCTGACTTGGCTAATCCTCCTACCATGTGTATTAAACCAAACCCATAGAAACCTAATCCTGGTAGGTATTGGTAATGCACAAAGTGCATCCTTCTTAGTTTTGCAGAGTCATCTTCGTAATAGTTTCTGCGTATGCTAAGAATAATGCCACTTGGAAAATCAATGGTGACAACATAAGGTATAGCTATACCTGTTTGTTTGCCTGAACTATCAGTATCTTCAAACCCTTCTAGGTCTAAATCTACCTGCATTTCTAGTATTGTATGGCTTTGATCGTAGTTGTAAGTGTCTGATTCACCAGTAATTTCGTCATACTTCTTACTGATATCTGACATTTTCTGTGAACCATCAGGTATTTTAATGTCTCTGTAGAACCCATTAACTTGCATCTTTCTAACAATGTTAGATGATTTACGCATTACATGAGTGGCTCTTTCACAAGTTTCTAAATCACTTGCTCCATAGTTCACTACAACATCTTCTGCTGGTACAAAAATAGAGCTAGGTCTATCTAAGCTAGGATCAAAATAAACTTTTCTAAATGCAGAACCTGCCAATGGCAATGAAAATAACATCTTTTCTGTTTCAGTTCTGTACTCTGACATCTCATGTGTCAGCAAGTAGTTTAAGTAATCTTCTACTCTCTGCGATTGTTTTTCTTTTTCTTCTGTAATTTTTCCTACTATTTTAGTTCTGACTGGTCCAGCAGCAGGAAACATTTCTGTAATTGATTGGGATTGAAAGCGTATAACAGCTTCACTGAGCATTGGATGAAACACACCACAAGCTCCTGACCAAGGTGTAGTTCTTTCTTCTATCTTGAGTCCTAGCTGATCTAAGCCTTTAGTATAAGTTTCTTCCCACTCTGATCTTGAGTCTTTGTCGCCATTGTAGTCACCGACAAGTTTAGAGCCTAGTTCTTGTAAAACATCGTCATCTATAAATTCTGCTAGATTAGAGTCAAACTCTACATTGCCCATTTCTTTAGCATTAGGATCAAAGTCAATGATCATGCCACCATCTTCAGTTTCGATGGCTAATGAGTCTGGGTTTTCTATAGCAATGGTAAGCTCTTGATCTTGAGGGTCTTGCTCTATTGTTCCTTCTACAGGTGTAGCTGGTTGTCTTTCTATAGCCAATTAAATCTCCTAATGTAATGTTTTATCATTTAACTTTTTATTTGTATTATCTTGCAGTATTTCTGTAAGTTCGCCACATACTGTTAAATTTTGCTCTTTCGCTATGATATCAGCAGAATCAAATGAATCAGCATGAATGTTTGGTCCTGCATATTCATTACCATTATGTATAAAAGAAGTTATATAAATTTTCATTAATAATAATTTGCGGTACGATTGTGTTCCAAAGGCTCATCTTCTTCGTCTGAGTATAATGGAATAAAACCACCTTGTCTGAATCTTAACAGAGCTTGCGTAGTGCTATCAACTAAATCGTCATGTTCCATATTAGGAAATCCAGCAAACTCTTCAACGACTTCTTCTGCCCATCTAGTTGCAGGAGCATAAACAACACCTGAAGCAAACAAATCAGAGACTGCATTGACTCTTGATATCTTATCGTTACCTCGGCTAGGAGTGTATTCTTGTACAGGTATACCCATAGCTCGTAATTCAAATATTAAGGGCATACCAGCAGCCTTAGCTTCTACAATAAAGGCATCTGGCTTGTATGCGTTGTATTTCTCAAACGCCATCTTCTTGAGATCAGGAAACTCTAATCGTTCTTTGTATGCATCTAGCATAATAACAAAAGGAGAAATCATTCCATCGTCATCTTCTTTATAGAAAACTCCCCATGTAGTACACGCAGAATAGTCAGCTCTTTGATTCTTCATAAAAGCTGTATCCCATGATTGAATAACAAACTCACAGTCAGGCGGTTCTCTGCCTTCCCACACTTGCCACCACTCACGCTTAACTAAAGCTCCCTCTTCAGAGGTTGGGTCTTGCTGATACTGTGCCATCCATTTACTGTTGGGTAGCTCGGCTTTCAAAGCCTGTAACTCTTCCATCTTCCAGAATTCTGCCCACAAGGGGTTTCCAGAAGGCATAATGGCAGGAAGCTCTATGACTTCCCACTGGTCAGCACCGCCACGCTTTACACTAGCATCGACTACTTGACCTGTTAAATCTTTATTGTGCCATCTAGTCATGACTACAACGATAGAACCATTCGGTTGTAAACGCTGTCTAGGACCAGATGTGTACCATTCATAGGTACGATTGAATACATTGATGTCTGCAGAAGCTCCCTCTTGTTCGGAATGGGGATCGTCAATAATAAGTAGATCAGCACCTTTACCAGTAACCGCACCGCCTACACCAATCGCAAAGTAGTCTCCACCCTGATTGGTGTTCCATCTACCTGCTGCTTTTGAATCTGACTGTAAGCTCACATTAGGGAATACATTCTTGTAATCCGCACTATTGACTAAATTTCTAACCTTTCTACCAAAGCCAACTGCTAGTTCAGCAGTATGGGCAGTCTGGATAATCTTCTTATCTGGGTATTTACCTAAGAACCACGCAGGGAGTAGGTACGAAGCAAACTCACTCTTGGTATGTCGAGGTGGCATATTGATAATTAAACGCTTCAGATCGCCTTTAGCGACTCTCTCAAAGGCATCCGCCATAATCTCATGATGTCTACCATGGATAAAGGCTGACCACATCTCCCCAACAAAGGTCATGAAGTCCTCATGGCACTTTTCTCTACCTTTGGCTTTTTCTAGTTCTTCTAACAGGGAAAGAAGTTCCTGCTTCTGATCAGAGGATAGGTTCTTTACTTTACTTAGTACACTTTTATCCATACTTACTATCTAGTATATACCTAATAGGTAGTGATTCTTAAATAAAAAAACTTAATAGGTACATATAGGTAGGCACTCATTAGGTATTCACTGGATACTAGGTATATGTATCTACAGATTATACAATATTGCATGGCTTCACATAAAAAGCAACCCTAAATTTTAAAAATATAGTATGGGGGGGTAGGATTCCTAGCCTTTTTACCTGAAAAAAGGGGTATTTGGCAGAAAAAGATAGCAAAATGCAATATATAATAGGGGGGGGTATGTGAAATTAGGTCATATTATGAGTAAAACACTATGTATATATGATAGCAGGTAGCCTGTTGCATATTTGGGGGGTGGGGTGTCTCTTTATACTGGGGATTTCTCTCTATTAAGGTGGGGTCTAGGTCTGTGCTTTAGGTACGCTGTGGATGTCTGTGATCTTGGTGGTGATCGTCTGCTGTTCTGTCTAGTGATTGCCCTCTGACTCTCTGATCAATGCTTCTATCTTCTCCTCTATCTCACTCTCAATGTCGTCACTGGTTCTGCTCTCCTTGATCTCTAGAGTGTCACTGAATAGTCCGCAAGTTTTTCCTAGAAGTTCGAGACTGCGAATCCTAGCTGAGTCTGATTCACTCTCTTTGCTCTCTCTCATAAGCTGTTCAAGAACATAACTCCTTGTTCGAGTAGTAGAAGCTACTGCATTGGTCTCTAAGCGTTTCAATCCATTAGCTATAGTTAGGCTGATACTAGGGTTTGCCATCAACCTACTGCAATCAACATGGGCGTGTTTAGGTATCTTCCCTTGCTTCGTTAGAGCGACATCATAGACTTGCATATAACATTCAATCTGACTTCCCAACTTGCCCTTGATAATGAGATCACAAAAGGCTCTCTGTTTCATGGTCAACTTGGTCTTATCTTTTACCAGTTTGAGGTTAGGTTTTTCGTCTGAGGTTTTGTCTTTATCCATGAGAAATATTATCTACCAGTTGGAGAGATTTGGTAATGCTCACATTGTGCTATCTCTTATGATTAGACAATGATGATAAGATCGATTAAGCTATGCATATGACAACGACAAAAGGAGGATTTATCGAACAGCACTAATCAGCTATGCCTAGCCTATTCATGATGACTTGAGGATTGGAGGTCGAAGAGGAAACTCTTATGAATGGGAAAGTAGATAGGCAAGGAGGTCTCTAGATTTACCTCTTCAACTCACAAAAAGCGTACCTTAAGATTGGGTCTAGGAAATCATCCTACTCCATGAAGCGTAAAACGATATTCGAAGAAACTGATGACAGTCCTCCAACTGTCTCTGAATTAACAGACTGATGAGAATCCTATTTTGGGGTTCAAGAAACAATGACCTTGGAGGGTCTTAATTATGAAAAACTTAGAAGCCTTAGAAGTAGATTTGAGAATAAAACTTGAGTCTTATGTAGGTAGAAAGACCATGATCGAGGAAGTAATTCCTCATGACTTGGATGCTCTATTTGAGATAGTGAAAGCTAATCCAAAAGAATTTCATTTTGTTATTAAAGATATTAGACAAAAGATTTCTATAGTCTTGCAACAAAAAATTGGAATGAGATAAACCAACTGATGATGACCTTTGAGATAAGGTCGAAACTTTAAACCAGTAAGCAGAAATGCTCTGACCCTTTCGAGGGAGTCTTGGTAATTACTGGTAAATAATATTTATTGGTAATTGAAATTAACTTGAATCATTACAAAAAAGATGGAGGTCTTTATTATGAAACCAAGTCAAGCATTGCTGTCTATCAAGGCAGTTTTAAAAGGGTCTAATACTCCGTTTCTTTTAGGAGGAACTGGTATTGGAAAAAGTGCAATTGTTCGAGCATATGTCGATGACATTGCTGAGGATAGAAAGGTAGTCGTGGATAAGATTAATCCTACTCAAAAAGAGTTTGGATTTATTGATTTCAGACTATCGTTGTATGAGTCTGTTGATTTAGGTGGTTTACCTTATATCAACGATGCGAATGAACAGAAGAGAGCCTTTCTAGGTAATCTTCCAGTGAGTGGTGAGGGTATTTTATTCTTCGATGAATATGCCCAAGCACATAATTCGATACAGGCTATCTGTGGGCAGTTGCTGTATGAGGGAAGGATAGGAGACTATTCATTGCCTAAAGGCTGGAAAGTTATTTGTGCTGGTAATAGGGCAACTGATCGTGCTGGTAGCAACAAACTACCTAGTCATGTGGTTGGTCGTTGTACCATGATCGATTTCGAGCATAGCACTGATGACTGGTTAGCATGGGCAAGTAAGAATGATATCTGTTCTGACATCTTGGGATTTATAAGTTTTCAGCCCGAATTGTTGAATGACTTTGACCCCAAAATAACAACTCCTCAACCTAGTCCAAGATCATGGGCAAGGTTAAGCGATACTCTCAAAATTGACCCTCCAAAAGAAGTTTTGCAATTGATTGTGCAAGGCGATATTGGAGAGAGAGCATCGATAGAGTTTATGTCATTCCTATCTCTGAAAAATGATGTTCCCAACTTGCAAGATATTTGTGAGGGTAAGGATGTCGAGGTTGTTGATAGTGGTGGTCTCTGCTATGCAACTGTCTGTGCATTAGTGACTGTTCTTAAAGAAGTAAGCGATGATAAATTGCATGACTACTTTGCTAATGCCCTTGATTACATTGAGAAATTTCCTACACCAGAATTTGGAATTTTCTTCGTAAGATCGCTTGTTGGAACAAGGGATGATGTGGTGGATTCTGCAAGATATGGAGAATTTAAAATCAAGAATCAAGACTTAGAAGTCTAAGTCTGAGTGTGGGCAGAATTTATATTTACTGGTTAAATATATTTTCTGCTCTGCTGTCATGAGTTTTTTTTACTCATCTGAGGAGATCAATTAAGATCGAAACAGCAACTTTCTTAAAAAGAATGGAGGTTCTTATTATGGAAAAATTAACTAATACTCTGTCTGAAAATGCTGTGTTGGTTCGCATGACTGCGAAGCATCCTAGTGGTATCAGAACAGATAAA